GTTGCCGGCCGGAACGTCCTCGGCGCCGAAGTAAACGCCCTCGCGCGTCACGCGGTAAATGCGGTACGCGACCGGAACGCCGAAGTCGTTCGTGATGACGCCCTCGAAGTAGTTCTCCGAGTCGAGGCCCATCTCGTTGGGGTTGCCGATGCGGGTCGCCGGCACCAGCTGGAGCTTGAGCCCGTCGCCCACGCGGCGGATGACGAAGCCGCAGTCGCCGTCAACCGGCCGGTTTTCCGCGGCAAGCTGGACGAGCTTGCGGAAGCTATTGCGGCCCGTGGCATCCGCCTGCTTGCACCACGAGTGGAACCACTCGTTGATCGTGGCGTTGTAGTCGCGGTCTCCAGTCGTTGCCGAGTATTCGGTCGGCGTTAGATAGTTGCCGAACTTGCGCGAGACCTCCTTCACCTCGGGGCAGTTCTCGACCAGATTGCGCGCCTCCCACATCATCACGACGCGCTCGCGCACCGTCTGCGAGGACTCGCTCGGCTGGCCGTATTGCGTCGGCGCGTAAAGCCGGTTCGTCTGCGCCGCGTTGTAGGAGAACAGCGCGGTCTCGACGCGAGCCTGGAGCCGGCGCAGCGCGGCCTGCGGCGCGATGGTCTCGAGCGCCCGCTCGAACCACGGCCGGTTGCGGATGACTGCGGTCGCGTCGAAGGTCTGCATAATCAATTTCCCGTGAAGCTGACGAACGTCGTGTCGGTCGTGTTGCCGTTCTGGTACTCGATGGCGGCGGTGATGTCGCCCAGCATCTTGTTGAGCGTGTTAAGATCGGCGCGCGTGACGGACTTGCCGTTGAGCGAGTAGCTCGTGTTGAGCAGGCAGGCTTGGATCGCGTCCAAGACCTTGGACTTGAGCGTTGTCAGCGTCGCAACGTCAATGTCGAGGAAGGGATTGTCGGCCGCCATAAAAGAGCGGCCGCCGTCAAAAGGTTTTTTGACGCCCCGCGCTGGCTTCGATTTGACGACAAAAAAGCCGCCCCACTATGGGAGCGGCTTCGTCTGCTTCGGCGGTCTCCCGCCTCGTCGGCCGTTGCGCCTTGCGGCGGCGGCCTTGGCCTCGGATCGGATCCGCCCGCCTAGGCGGCCTAGCGCGACCGCGGCGGGGTTCTTTGGTGCGTCGCACTCAAAGCCGATCTGGCGGCCGTCCGCTAAGGTCTCGAAGGTGCAGTCGTGAGGCTTCACGCGGCGGAACCAATGCGAGGAAAGTTGCAGTAGACGGACCGCGCGAGCTCCGTGGCACGCTTGCCCAGCCGCGTCATCGCCGCGTGATGCGCTCCGCGAACCTTAGCCGAGATCGCCTTAAAGGCCGCGCTGCGGTGTTCGGCATATCGAACCTCTAGCTCCTCGCTCTTCTTGAGCGTCTCGATCTGCTCTTCGGTGATAACAATGATTTGAGTGTTGCTGCCCCAGATCTGGCGAATCGCGATCTGATCGGGCTCGCCATTCAAAATCTGCGCCGGGTTCGTGGCGCTGATGATCTCCTCGGAGGAGAAGTTGGTGCCATTGAAGAAGTAGCCGGTCAGCTTATTGCGGAGGACGTAGGTGGTGGTCATTGTCGTTGTTTTTTTGGTTGGGTTGCTCTGTCGATGTGCAGAGAGAAACCCAAGCGCTCGGGAAAGTCCAGAAGTCTTTTGAGGAAAACATCAGCCCTAATTCCACGCTAGGTTTTGGCCGGCACGAAGCGGATGATGCCAGCGATGGTCGCCATACAAAGGAGCATCGCCGAGGTGTCGAGGCCGTGGTTCGGCGCGTTGCTCCTCACCTCCCTCCATTCCCAGACGCCCGTCCGCACCTCGACCTTGGCCTCGCCCTTGAGGTGCTCGAGATAGAGCGGATTGACGTCGCTCGGCAGTTCCCAGCGCAAGTCGCCCTTGCCCTCCAGCGCGGTCGCCAGCGTGTCCTTGAAGTAATCGCCGCTCCAATTGTAAAAGTAGACGTCGCCGCCGCGGTAGTCGCTCACCTGCGGGTCGCTGAACGGGAAGTTGACCATCGTGCCGGTCGCCTCGTCTCGCATCGTCCACGTCCGCCGGCCGTAGCCTCGCATCGAGCGCCAGCCGAACTCCGCACAGTCGCGGTCCACGTCCGCCGGCCGGTAGCCGCGATCCTGCGCGACGCACGCACTCGATACCTTGAACCGCTCCTGGAGCGCGCGCAGCTGGTCCCGCGTGTCGATGCGCCCGAACCATAGCTGCCGGTAGCGCGGCCCTTGCGCCGTCGAGAACGCGCCGACCTCGACCCAGAAGTGATCCTGCTGCCGGTCGATCGCCATAAAGCGGATCGCCTCGTCGGGGATCGACTCGCCCTGAGCGTAGTCGGCCAGCTTGTAGCCCGAGTCCTTGAGCAGCACGTTGACCGCTTTCTTCTCCACAATCCACGGCAGCGCCTGCCGCTTGGTCCGAAACTCGATCTTCGCCTGCTCATCGCCCGTGCGGACCAGCTGGTTTTCGGCCTGGAGGAACTCTTCGACGAGCAGCCGCATCGGCCGTGTCACGATTGCCTCGAGGCGGAAGGAGCGCACCTCCCGAGGCGCCGCAGGATTCATCGGCACGAAGCGCCCGGTCTTCGCCCAGCCGGCGCGGGTCGCGTCCGTGTCCGGCGACTCGTGGCCGCACGCGATGCAGCGGAAGCGGCAGGTCTCCACCGCGCGCCCCACGTCCCACGTTTCGTCATCGCGGCGCGCCGCGCGGTCCCAGATCACGCCGCCACGCTGCTCCTTGCTTAGAACCTCGAAGGCAACTGGAAGCACCTTGCGGCAGCCTTGGCACTCGGCGTGCCACTCGCCCTGATCGCCGGATCGAAAGCTCGTGTCCTCCACGTTGCCCGTCTCCGCATCCATCACCGGCGCTTGACTCGCGTTGTAGATCTTCGAGCGCCCGACCTCCTCGAACTTGGAGACGCGCGCCACCGCGTGGCCGTAGATCTCCTGCCAGCGCGGAAGCCAGAGCTCGTCGTTGATCTTGTAGCGGATCGACTGGCTCTGCTGGGTCGAAAGGTTTGCCGCGTTGAGCGTGACGAAGAATCCGCCAAAGAAAATCTCCGTCGTCGTGCGATGCGGCCCTGGCTTCGGCAGCAGCGCAGCGACCGGACGGCACCGCTCGAGCAGCGGCCAGAGGCGCGTCTTAGCGTGCTTCTCTACCATCTCGTCCGTCTGCATTGTCCAGCTGATCGGGCCGGGGTCGTTCGCGATGATCCACGGGAGCCAGACGTCGGCCACCAGCGTGCCGCCGATCTGCACGGCCTTGCGGAAGTGCACGCGCCGGACGAGCGGATTTTGCAACGCGTCGAAGATCGGCACCAGCCACGGGGAAAGCCTCACGTTGAACGGCCCAGGCGTCGCGTAGGATTCCGGCAGCTGAACGTGCCGCCGCGCCCAGTCGTAGATCGGCGAGCGATCCGGCCGCGGGAGGCGGAAGCCGGCGAGGAGTTGCTCGGCGCTCATCGTTTCTTCCGCGGCCTCCCGCCCTTCTTGCCGTTCAGCTTCGCAGCCTGCGCTTTCGCAGCCGAGCGCGCGAGTCCTCCGCGGCGCCCTAGCGCAGCCATCACGTCTCGCACCATCTCAGGCGTCGGCAAGCAGTTCATCGAGTAGGGTCACGAAGGCTCGCTCGGCGACCGCGGGGACGACGCCGTTTCCGAGCAGGCGCAATCGGTCCACCCGATTGGCAGACCCATCATCACCTCCACGAACGCAGGATTCAATGGGCCAGCTTGTGTGATCTGACCAGCTGGGGAAAGACTGTCCGCATTGAGAGCATCCGTCCGCTGGCTCGTAAACGAATGGATATGTCCACTCGGCGCAGGAAGAACATTGAGATTCTCGATGGTCGCATTCGCAGCCGTCAAAGATATCCTGTCCACATCGATCGCATATCCAGCCGTCTTCAGTTCGCCTCGCCGTGCTCTTGCCTCTAAAGTCTTCGACTGCTGCGAGGAGCCCTTTAGGCGAAAGGAATCCTCGTTCGCGCACGGAGTAGGCAAGGATGAATAGACGCTTGCGCTCGTGGCACGCGCCAAGTTCCGCCGCGCTAAATACTCCGAACGTCGCCGCGTAACCAAGGCCGTCCAAGTCGTCGATGACTTCTCGCAGCCCCAGGCTGATGTGTCCCTCGACGTTCTCGAAAAAGCAGAGCCGCGGTCGGAGAATGGAAATTCCTCTTGCGATGCTGGGCCAGAGGTGACGCGGGTCTTCTTGTCCGAGGCGCTTGCCGGCTGCGGAGAACGGCTGGCACGGATAGCCTCCAGAGAGGATATCCACGCGGTCGCGAAATTGTTCCCACGGGAAAGACCGGACATCAGGCCAGATCGGAGCCGCATCAATCTGCCCGCCTTCCATTCGCGCAAGTAGGACTTCGCAGGCGAAGGCTTCGATCTCCGAGTAAGCAATCGTTCGGAGGCTAGGGATGCAGCGACGCAGTCCGAGGTCGATGCCGCCGTAGCCGGCGCACAGACTGAGGTGAGTGATTGCGGGATAATCCATACCATATCAGACGAGCTCAATCATTTCGACGCGGATGACTTCGACCGGCGTGATGCGGCCGTGCTTCCATTCGACCGGCGAGATGTCGACGCGCCCCTTGCCCTCGTCTTCGCCGACGATGACGTAGTGGCTGTCGACGGGAACGTCGCGGAACTGCGGCAGGATGCGGACAATCTGCCCCTTGAGGTACTGGCTGGTGTTGCTGGTCATCGTGCGACCAACAGAACCTAAGCGGCTTGGGATGTAAAGCCTAATCGTCGATTGCGCTTTTCTTGATCGCCTCCGTCTCGAAGCGCGCCAGGTTGCCCGCGATCACCTCGCGAATCTCGTCCAGGATTAGCCCGCCTTCGACGTTCGCCTCCGCCGCTGACTTGCCGGCGACGCGCG